ATTGGCAACAATTAGAAGTACCTAAAGAATTAATTAAAATAAAAAATGTATTTGATTGGAATAAATACCCTGATACATTTAAAGAGAAATGGTACGATTACATTGACAATGAATTTAAGCATAGAGATGAAGGCTTCTCATTTTATAGTAATGGAATACCTACGTATATAACAGGTACGCATTATATGTACTTGCAATGGAGCAAGATAGATGTTGGTGCACCAGACTTCAGAGAATCAAATAGATTGTTCTTTATATTTTGGGAAGCTTGTAAAGCAGATTACAGATGTTACGGAATGTCTTATTTAAAGAATAGACGTTCTGGATTTTCATTTATGTCCTCTGCGGAATTAGTTAATCAAGCAACAATATCAAGCGACTCAAGATTTGGTATACTATCTAAATCAGGAGCAGATGCTAAAACAATGTTTACCGATAAGGTTGTTCCAATATCAATCAACTATCCTTTTTTCTTTAAACCCATCCAAGATGGTATGGATAGACCTAAAACAGAGTTGGCATATAGAGTGCCCGCTTCTAAGTTTACCAGAAAGAAATTAGATAATAATGAAAACCCTGAAGAACTTGATGGTCTTGATACAACAATTGACTGGAAAAATACAGGGGATAACTCTTATGATGGGGAAAAGTTAAAACTTTTAGTTCATGATGAAAGTGGTAAATGGCTTAAACCTGACAATATATTAAACAACTGGAGGGTTACTAAAACTTGTTTAAGATTAGGTAGTCGTATTATTGGTAAGTGTATGATGGGTTCAACCTCAAATGCTTTAGATAAAGGAGGAGAAAACTTTAAGAAACTTTATTACAATTCAGATGTTACGAAAAGAAACGCCAATGGACAGACTAGTTCAGGATTATATAGTTTGTTCATACCTATGGAATGGTCCTACGAGGGATTCATTGATACTTATGGCTTACCTGTCTTCCACACTCCGGAAAGACCCGTTAAAGGAATCGACGGAAACGAAATTGAAATAGGTGTTATTGAACACTGGCAGAATGAAGTTGATGGTTTAAAATCAGATTCAGATGGTCTAAACGAATACTACCGACAATTTCCAAGAACAGAACAACACGCATTTAGGGATGAAACAAAACAATCATTGTTTAATCTTACAAAAATATACGAACAGATTGATTATAATGCAGACCTGCGTTACTCAGGTGTTTTAACACGTGGTAACTTCCAATGGGACAACGGCGTGCTAGATACAAGAGTAAGTTTTTATCCAAACAAAGATGGTAGATTCTTAATTTCTTGGGTACCACCTAAACATATGCAAAACCGCGTAATAATAAAGGATGGGTACAAGTATCCTGGTAATGAACACTGCGGGGCATTTGGTTGTGATAGTTATGATATATCAGGAACAGTCGACAACAGAGGATCTAATGGTGCTCTTCATGGACTAACCAAGTTCTCAATGGAAGATGTGCCAGCAAATCATTTCTTTTTAGAATACATTGCAAGACCTCAAACGGCTGAAATATTTTTTGAAGAAGTATTAATGGCTTGTGTATTTTATGGTATGCCAATACTTGCAGAGAACAACAAAGCAAGATTATTATACCATTTTAAAAGAAGAGGTTACAGAGGGTTTTCAATGAATAGACCCGACAAAGTATGGAATAAGTTGTCTCCAGCTGAAAAAGAAATCGGCGGAATACCAAACTCAGGACAAGATATTATACAAGCACATGCTGCTGCAATTGAAACTTATATAGAACACCATGTTGGGGATTTAGGAGATTCATATGGAGATATGTATTTTCAAAAGACATTAGAAGATTGGGCAAGATTCAATATAAACGATAGAACAAAGCACGATGCTTCGATAAGTTCTGGATTAGCTATAATGGCATGTAACAAACATATGTATACACCAACTAGCAACTTCCAAAAGGATAGAGTTCCTTTAAACTTTAAAAGATATAATAATGAAGGTTATAGTTCAAAAATAATATAATAGATGATTTATACAAACAATAATAGTTCTTTCCCTAGTCAGGTGGTACCGGATGAAGAAAAACAAAGTTATGAATACGGAGCTTTAGTCGGCAGAGCTATTGAAAACGAATGGTTTCGTGGAGATAGAGTTGGTGGCGGAGTAGGTAATAGATGGGGATCAAACTGGCAAAACTTTCATAATTTACGTCTTTATGCAAGAGGTGAACAATCTGTACAAAAATATAAAGATGAATTATCTATCAATGGTGATCTGTCATATCTTAACTTAGATTGGAAACCAATTCCTATTATACCTAAGTTTGTAGACATTGTTGTTAATGGTATATCAAGTAAGAACTATGAGATTAAAGCTTATGCCGAAGATCCAGAAGCAGTTCAAGCTAAAACTAAGTATGCTGAAAGTATCATAAGAGATATGATGGCAAAGGATTTATTAGCAAGCATCCAATCTAAATTGGGTGTTAATCTATATAATACACCAAATCCTGAGGAACTACCTGAAACAAAAGAAGAATTAGAAATTAAATTGCAATTAGATTACAAGCAAGCAATTGAAATTGCAGAAGAAGAAGTAATAAATCAAATATTAGATCGTAATAGATATGCCTTAATTAATAGGAGAATCAATTATGATTTAACTGTATTAGGTATTGGAGCAGCTAAAACAAACTGGAATGAAGCTAATGGTGTTGTTGTTGAGTATGTTGATCCTGCTAACTTAGTTTATTCTTATACAGAGGATCCAAACTTTGAAGATATATATTATGTAGGGGAAGTTAAATCTGTTGCCTTAGAGGAGCTTAAAAAAGAATTTCCATATTTAAGTGATGCAGATTTAAAAGAAATAGAAAAATTCCCAGGTAATGCCAACTATACTCGTAATTATTACGGAGCTGATACAAACGATAATACAGTACAAGTATTATATTTTGAATATAAAACATATTCTAATCAGGTTTTTAAAATTAAACAAACCGAAAATGGATTAGAAAAAGCACTTGAAAAACCAGACACATTTAATCCTCCAGCAAATGATAACTTTGAAAGAGTATCAAGATCAATAGAGGTATTGTATTCAGGTGCAAAAATATTAGGATTAGAAAGAATGCTTAAATGGGAACTAGCTGAAAATATGACTAGACCATTTGCTGATACTACAAGAGTAGAGATGAATTATACTATCTGTGCTCCTAGAATGTATAAAGGAAGAATTGAGTCATTAGTGAGTCGTATAACAGGATTTGCTGATATGATTCAATTAACGCATTTAAAATTACAACAAGTACTATCAAGAATGGTACCAGATGGGGTATTTGTCGATGTGGATGGCTTAGCCGAAGTTGATTTAGGTAATGGTACAAACTATAATGCTGCAGAGGCGTTAAATATGTATTTTCAAACAGGTAGTATTGTTGGTAGATCAATGTCCCAAGATGGTGGGCAAAATCCTGGCAAAGTACCAATCCAAGAATTACAAACATCGTCAGGGAATGCTAAGATAAGTTCTTTAATTAGTACTTACCAGTATTACTTACAAATGATACGTGATGTAACCGGATTAAACGAAGCAAGAGATGGTAGTATGCCAGATAGAGATGCTTTAGTTGGATTACAAAAGATGGCAGCAGCAAGTTCAAATACCGCAACACGTCATATATTACAATCAAGTTTATTCTTAACATTAAGATTATGTGAGAATATTGCGCTTAGAATTAAGGATTCATTAGAATTCCCATTAACCCGAAAAGCGCTTATTGAAAGTATATCTGTTTCCAATGTAGAAACACTAAAAGAAATAGAAAATTTAAACTTGCATGACTTTGGTATATTCTTAGAGTTAGAACCTGAAGAAGAAGACAAAGCCCAGTTTGAACAAAATATTCAAGTTGCATTGCAATCAGGCGGAATTGATTTAGAAGATGTAATTGATCTAAGACAAATTAAGAATTTAAAACTAGCTAATCAATCTTTAAAATATAAAAGAAAGAAAAAGTTAGAAAGAGATCAAGCAAATCAACAAGCAAATATTGCAGCACAAGGTCAAGCAAATGCACAAGCGTCAGAAGCAGCAGCATTAGCAGAAGTACAAAAGCAACAAGCGTTAGCGCAAACAGAAATTCAAATATTGCAATCTAAATCTCAATTTGAAATACAAAGAATGCAACAAGAGTTAATGATTGAGAAACAAAAAATGGCTCAAAAGTTTGAATACGATATGCAACTTGCTCAATTACAATTAGGTATTGCACAACAAAAACAAGCACAGGCAGAAGATCGTAAAGATCAGAGAACAAAGATACAAGCTACACAACAATCAGAATTAATAGATCAAAGAAAAAATAATTCATTACCAAAAGATTTTGAAAGTAGTGAAGATGGATTCGATTTATCACAGTTCGGTCCACAATAAGAATACATTAACCAATTTTATATTATCATATTATGTCAGAACAAGTAAAACAAGAGGGGGACTTTAAATTACAAAAGAAAAGAACCCCAATGAAAAAATTAGTTAATTCTAATGAAATTTCAAAGGTAGATTTACGAACACCAAAACAACCAGAAGATGCCATTCAAATCGAAAACACAGATGAAAGCATGTTGGGCTCAAAACAACCCGAATTGGGATTGCAAGAAGTGGAGCAAGGAAACGAAGAACATCAAACAGTTACCGTTCAAACTCCAGCCCAAGAAGAAGTAGTAACGGTAATACAAGAGATTACTCAAGAAGAAGTTGACACTACTACCGCAACGCTTGTTGAAGAAGCAAACCAAGCATTAGAAATACAAGAGAATACGGGTAAGCCATTGCCAGAGAATATTAATAAGCTTGTTGCTTTTATGGAAGAGACAGGTGGGACAGTCGAAGACTATGTAAGATTGAGCCATGATTATTCTAATATTGATAGCGAAGCTTTACTAAAAGAATATTATAGAAAATCAAGACCGCATTTAGATTCTGAAGAGATTGAATTCTTAATGGAAGATGAATTTAGTTATGATGAAGATTTAGATGATGAGCGAGACATCAGAAAAAAGAAACTCGCATTTAAAGAAGAAGTTGCAAAAGCCAGAACCTTTTTAGAAGAACTTAAAGGAAAGTATTACGACGAGATCAAGTTGAAACCGAGCGTATCCAAAGAACAACAAAAAGCAATGGACTTTTTTAACCGATACAACGAAGAACAAGCTACTGCTGAAACACTACATTCAAAGTTTAAGGATGGTACTAAAAGTTTCTTTTCTCAAGAATTCAAAGGTTTTGATTTTAAATTAGGAGAGAAAAATTTTAGATACGGAATTCAAAACACAGAAACGGTGGCTGATAAACAATCAAACATAAACAACCTAATCAAGAAGTTCTTGAATGACAAAGGTGAAGTTACGGATTTGAAAGGTTATCATAAAGCTATGTATGCTGCCGAAAATGCGGATACTATTGCAAATCATTTTTATGAGCAGGGTAAAGCCGATGCAATTAAAGAGATTGTTGCAAAATCTAACAACATCCCAACTACCCCAAGACAAACGTCAACAGGGGAGATATTTGTTAATGGATTTAAAGTTAAAGCAATTAACGGCGTTGATTCTTCAAAACTGAAAATAAAAAATAAATTTAACAATTAAAATTAAAAAATTATGGCAAATGTAACGCCTACGTTCGGAAGTATTACTCCGTCCCAGAAGCAACAAGCTTTAAACACAAACTATTTGAATTTCACGGATCCAAACAACGCTGATTTTTCATCTTTCGCACAACAATATTTACCTGAAATCTACGAAGCAGAAGTAGAGCGTTATGGAAACAGAACTCTTTCTGGATTCTTACGTATGGTTGGGGCTGAAATGCCAATGAGCTCAGACCAAGTTATTTGGTCAGAACAAAACAGATTACACATTGCTTACAATGATGTAGAGATTATTGACGGAAACACTATCAGCATTCCAGTTGATCTTACTCCTACTGATCCTAAAGATTATGTAGCCAACGTATTATCTATCAACCAAACAATTGTAATTATGAACCCTACTACAGGTGTTGAATTAAAAGCAATTGTGACTAGCAAACCAACTCCTGGTGTTGGAACTGTAGACGTTGCTTCTTATACAACTGCTGCTTTAACTCCAACATTTACAGTTGGTGACTTAGTTAAAATCTTCGTTTTTGGTTCTGAATATGAAAAAGGATCTACTTTAGCTACAGATGATTACCAATCAATTACTCCTTCATTCACTCAGTTCTCTAACTCTCCAATCATTATCCGTAACAAATATACTGTTAATGGATCTGACACAGCTCAAATCGGATGGGTAGAAATTGCTACTGAAGATGGAGCTAATGGATACTACTGGTATTTGAAAGCTGAATCTGAAACAAGATTACGTTTTGAAGATTATTTAGAAATGGCTGTTGTTGAAGGTGAATTAGCTGCTACTGGATCTGCTGCATTAACTGCTGGTAAAAAAGGTACTCAAGGTTTATTCGCTGCTGTTCAAGAAAGAGGTAACGTATTAAACAACTTCTCTGCTGCTGCAGGTTTAACTGAGTTCGATTCAATTTTGAAAAACTTAGATACTCAAGGAGCTATCGAAGAAAACATGTTATTCTTAAACCGTCAAACATCTCTTGACTTTGATGATATGCTTGCTGCATTATCTTCTGGAGCTGCAGGTGGGGTTGCTTACGGTTTATTCGAAAACTCTGAAGAAATGGCATTGAACTTAGGTTTCTCTGGATTCAGAAGAGGTTCTTACGATTTCTACAAAACTGACTGGAAATATTTAAATGATGCATCTACTCGTGGAGCTGTTGCAAATTCAGGTATTGATGGAGTTCTTGTTCCTGCTGGAACATCTACTGTATACGATCAAATCTTAGGAACTAACATCCGTAGACCATTCTTACACGTTCGTTATAGAGCTGCACAAGCTGACGATAGAAGAATGAAATCATGGGTAACTGGTTCTGTTGGAGGAGCTTATACATCTGATCTTGATGCAATGGAGGTAAACTTCTTGTCTGAAAGATGTTTATGTGTACAAGGTGCTAATAACTTCGTGTTGTTCACTTCAGTAGACTAATTAGATTACGCATTGTAAATTTTGCCCCTGTTGTAATTACGGGGGCAACTTTTACTTTTTAAAAACAATTAATTAATTATATTATATCATGTCAAAAGCAAAAACAGAAAATGTCCAAGATACTACTTGGGAAATTAAAGATAGAACTTATCTATTAACAGGACACTATAGTCCTTTAACTTATACAATATCATCCAGACACTCAAGAAGATTTCCATTATTATGGTTTGATAATGAGACTGGAACACAAAAAGAATTAAGATATGCAACTAATCAAAATTCGCCATTTGTTGAAGAACAAAAAGGAGAGGCTACATTAGGGCATATTATGTTTTTAAATGGAACTTTAACAGTGCCAAAAGAAAAACAAAATTTACAAAAACTATTATCTTTGTATCACCCAATGCTTAATAAAAAATATCGTGAATTTAGCGCTGTTCAAAAAGCAACAAATGAATTAGATATTTTAGAATTACAGGTAGAGGCCATGTCTGCAGCAATGCAAATGGAAATTGATCAAGCTGAAGCAATTATACGTGTTGAAGTTGGATCTAAGGCATCTAAGATGACTTCTAAGGAGATAAAAAGAGATTTACTATTATTCGCTAGGCAGAACCCACAATTGTTCTTAGAATTAGCGAATGATGAAAATGTACAACTTCGTAATTTTGCGATTAAAGCATGTGAAGCAAACATTATTAAATTGTCTCAAGATCAAAGAGACTTTAAATGGGCAAGCAATGGTAAAAAGTTAATGACTGTACCATTCGATGAGAACCCTTATTCAGCGATGGCTGCATTTTTCAAGACCGACGAAGGTGTAGAAATTTATCAGTCTATAGCGAAAAAATTTGAATAACACGTAATACTAATATATAGGCGGTAGCTGAGGTTACCGCCTTAATATTATAATAAAAATAACAGATGGCAGTAAGTGTAGATACGGTTTATAGAACCGTTTTATTAATCATAAATAAGGAGCAGCGAGGTTATATAACTCCTGATGAATTTAATAAAACAGCAGCGCAAGTTCAACTTGAAATATTCAATGAATACTTTGATAGTCTAAATCAGCAAATCCGTATACCGGATAATGATACGGAATACGCGGATCGTGTAAAAAATATACAACAAAAAATTGCAATCTTTCAAGAAGACGGTGTATGCCCTCCTATAGCGGGTGGATTCAATATACCTGCAGTAACGGACTTTTATAAGTTAGGTACTGTAATTTATAATGATGATAAAGAAGTTCAATATGTTCAACCAAATGAATTATTAGAACTTAATTTATCGCCAATCACTAAACCTACAAAGTATTGGCCAATATATACCTACAAAGATTTTGTAATCAAGGTATACCCAACAACGATAACTACTGGAATTACTTGTACCTATATTAGAAAACCTGCCAATCCGGTATGGAATTTTACTTTAGGTCCAAACCAACAATATATATATGATGCTACTTCATCTGTTCAATTTGAATTGCATCCTATAGAACAAACTAATTTAATAACTAGAATATTACTTTATTCAGGAATAGTTATTAAAGACCCACAAATTGTACAAATTGCGGCGCAACAAGCACAAGCAGAAATTATTAATTCAAAAAGCTAATAAAAGATGCCGATACCAAATGGCGGTTTAATAACCGAAACGAATAGACAATACTACGAAGGGGCTCAAGGATTTATTGCTGATGGTAGCGAAAGAATCTTTGTTACAACATTTAATACAGATTTAATATTTGGTAGTTGGGATCCAACAGATGTTGACTATGGATTAAATAATTTTAAACTATATACCAGTCCTTCCGGATTACCTGGTACTTTTAATGAATTTGTTACTTCATATACTGTAGTTGATAATATTATAACATTACCAACTAACCCAGCCGCTAATACTTATGTTGTTGTACAACTAAAAGTTTTAACAGGTGGTAATTATGCAAACCCAAGTGATCCAGATCAATTAGCGTATGGAAATACAGTTGAAAATAATTATGGGGGTTATGCTTATATAACATTAAATGATATTATTAATAACTTTATGGTTGCTTATGTTGGGCAGGGGAAACTAATAGCGGACGTTAAAAGAACAGACGTTATATTCCATGCTAAACGTGGTTTACAAGAATTCAGTTATGATACTTTAAAAAGCGTTAAGTCTGTGGAATGGAATATACCACACAGTTTAAGTGTACCTATCCCTCAAGACTATGTTAACTATGTTAGATGTTCTTGGGTTGATAGGGCGGGTGTTAAACATATTATTTATCCTACAACACTTACAAGTAATCCTACACAACCGAATGCTCAGGATTTCTTAGGTAACCCCACACAAGATAATTTTGGTAGTAATATTGATGGGACATCGTTAACTGATGAAAGATGGGCAACTAATAATTCAGGTTTCTTAATTAATAATATTGCATTAAGTGGAGGAGACTTTGCTTATGGTTACAATAACTACGGCTATGGCGGAGCATACGGCAGAAGATATGGCGGAGATCCTCAATACATGAACTTTAATGGTACATTTACTATAAATGAAAGAGAAAATAAATTTTCATTTAGTAGTGATCTTGTTGGCGCTTTAATTATATTAGAATATATATCTGATGGATTAGCGTATGATATGGATACTAAAGTTCCTAAGTTAGCAGAAGAAGCAATGTATTTACATATCTTACATAGTATTCTTAGTGTAAGAGCAAGCTCTCCAGAATATTTAGTTCAAAGATTTAAAAGAGAAAGATTCGCAGCATTAAGAAATGCTAAGATAAGATTATCAAATATCAAATTAGAAGAGATTACTCAAGTAATGAGAGGTAAGTCTAAATGGATTAAACACTAAGATAAATGGCTGAAATTAAAAATAGTTTTCTATCGTCTAAAATGAATAAAGATTTAGACGATAGACTTATACCTAATAGCGAATACAGAGATGCCTTAAATATAGAAGTAGGTAAATCTGAAACAAATAATATTGGTGTACTTCAAAATGTATATGGCAATGTAGAAATACCTATAGAAGACATACAGGATTTAGAATGCATTGGTATGTTTATGGACAATCAAAATAACAGAATATACCAGTTCTTAACAAACTATGATGATCCAGCTCCAAACCAAATAACATTAGCAGAAACATTACCATTTGCTCCATTTCCAGAAGGTTGGGTAATGAAAATAACAGTGTATGATTTAAATACATTAGCTTCATCAACATTAGTTCAGGGAACTTTCTTAAACTTTTCAAAATCAAATTTAATAATAGGTGTAAACTTAGTAGAAGGTTTATTATTTTGGACTGATAATAGAAACCAACCAAGAAAAATAAATTACAATAAAGCAATAAACAATCCAACTTATTATACTACAGAAGTGCAAATTTCTGTAGCTAAATATGCTCCGGTTGAACCTATATCATTAATACGAAGAGCTGTTACAACAGTTACCGATGTTATAGATAGCAGCACATTCGAATTAGATTCTACAGTTGGTATAATAGAAGGCATGACAATTGTATCAGATGCAATAAGTTCCTGCGATTATACCTATGTTGCAAGCGTAAACTATAATACAAATATAATTACCACATATGCTCCAGCTTCAACAATAACAAATGGAATGCAATTAACATTCCTTATATCTACAATGACCAACAAGTCTGATGATACAAGTTGGCCGGGAGATCCAGCATTCTTAGAAGATAAATACGTAAGGTTTAGTTATAGATTTAAGTTTGATGATAACGAGTATTCTTTAATGGCTCCGTTTACTCAAATAGCATATATTCCTAAACAAAAAGGATATTTTATTAATGGAGACGAAGCAAACGCTTATAGTAGTACCATTATTAAATGGATGGAGAACAACGTTAATAATATAGAATTATTAATTCCCCTTCCGGATACTGGAGCGAATATAAATTCAACTTATAAAATAGTAGGTGTTGACGTATTATATAAAGAATCAGATGCATTATCGGTAAAGGTAATAGAAACAGTGCCGTGGACAACTATAAGTAATAGTATACCTAATACAAATGTTTATACTTACCCATATCAGTCACAAAAGCCGTATAAAACATTAAATGAAAATCAAACAACTAGGGTATATGATATTGTACCTACTAGAGCATTAAGTCAAGAGATTGCTGGTAATAGAGTTATATATGGTAATTTTTATAATATGTATTCTCCACCAGCCAATCTAAATTATAGGACTGCGGCGCAACCTAAGTCAGATATATTTACAAACTTTATAGAATATCCTAATCATACTTTAAAACAAAACCGTAATTATCAAGTAGGATTTATTTTGGCGGACAAGTTTGGTAGACAATCTTCTGTTTTGTTATCTTCAGTGGATCTTACTAATATTCAGGAAGGAACTATAAAATACGGTGGATCAACATTATATGCTCCATATAAAACAGAAAGCGATTCCTCCGATGTAAAATGCTGGTTTGGCGATGCTTTATTGGTATTGGTTAACGACCCAATATCATCAATACGTAATATACCAGGAGGGACTCCTGGATTATATGCCGAACAAACTTCCCCTAATGGATTTTCAATAACTGATGGGGAAATAACAGGCAATACTTATAAGTTTGTTTTAGAACCAACCGCTACAAATACTATACCTTTTGCGGGACAATCTATGCGCGGCGCATTTACAGATTATGTAAGGATAACTAATGTTTCCGCCGGACCTTCTCCTTGGGATTATACTATAACAACTACCGCTCAAGTAAATGACTTATATTTACCAGTACCGCCAATACCAGGAGTATTTGATACAAAATTTGTTTATACTATAAATGAAATAGGATGGTACTCGTATAGAGTAGTTGTTAAACAACAACAACAAGATTACTATAATGTATACCTGCCAGGAATGTTAGATGGTTATCCATCAGGACAAACATTTGGTAGTCAAGTGACTTATACAGGAACTGGAACAGCATCAACGCCTACATTACAAAACGGAATAAATACCACAAATTTTCCAGTTGGAGAAAATGGTAGAACAGGCCATATTGTATTAATAAATGATAATATAAGTAAGATACCAAAAGACTTGACTCTTGTAGGCCCTGACTCAAAACAATATAATGCTGGAGTGCAGGTTTTTGGTAGAGTAGAAAATACAGCTTTAACATTCCCATTAGAAAGTGAAATACCTTTTAATAATAAATACGCTACCAGTATAACTTATGATTTAGCATTAAACCCGGGTATATTTGATGATGTAAAGCCAGGGGATGGAATACAATGCGATGAGGCAAATGCCCCTTATCCAAATCCGGCATATGGGCCTATACCTTTAGACCCTAATGCTCCTCCGTTTATACCTAGTCCTTATGCTTGGTACGGGGATACAGTAGTAGTTTCAAACGTAATTGACCCATTGGATCCAACAAAAGGCATTATAACATTTTCCCCTCCAAACTGGACAAGAGAATCCCCTGCTTTTATAAATTATACTATTACTAAAGCTGAGAATGTACAATATTTTCCAACAAGGAAAGCGGATGTAGTATCTTCTATTGCCACAGCGACTGATTTTAACTTTTTAGAAAATACAGTAGACAATGTTAGAGGGTCCGCCGGGCTTAACTTTTATCAACTACAAACAAGGCCATTAATAGGTAGAGTTTCTACAACAAAAACAATTGGGGTCCCTAGTGATTTAATGGTTCCTTTTTTGAGCGTGTATGAAACAGCGCCTGATACATCGGCTTTAGCGATATTTTGGGAAACGGCATCGACCGGATATATATCTGATTTAAATTATGATGTTCTAAATGGGTATGACGGTCCCGCTTCTATAAGTGATACCGAATTTGAGTTTTTTGAAAATCAAGATCCAAATGGAATAGGAGATATTACTGGAGCAGCAAATTCACCGTATATAAGCGGAGACTTTGAAATTTTAAATAATACAGGATTTCCATTAACATTGTTTAGTACGCCAACTCTTTTTGAGGTTACTAACCTTTTAGGAGATGTGGTCACAAGTAAGTTTGAAATAGTAGACGCAACAACACCTGGATTTTATAGGCTTAAAATAAAAGACTATTTTGTATTTGACTTCGGAGCTTCTTTAGGAAACAGCACGTTTATTTTTACAATTAATGTAGAGTGGCAACCTGG